GAGGAAAAGAGGGAAATCAAGTCAGATAAGCTATTTTTACCATCAATGTAATTGATGTATTGAATAGCATTCAGTTTACGTCCAGCTTCAAGTGATTCCAAACCTATAACTTCAATATCACCACCACTTACAAGTTCTTTCTTGAATTTAACAATAGATGAATGTAGACCAGACCTATTATATAAGTCAGCTAATACATTGGGATATAAATTATCAATACCAAAATATATAAAGTTGCCATTATATGTCTCTTGATACGGTTTGGTATAATCGTATTGTTTTGGAATATAATTGAACGATTGTTTCTCTGTGTTTTCAGTTTCAATTACAGCAGGTTCGCTTATCGGTTTATTCGCTTTGAAGAAATCTAAAATTGCCATTAGATATATATTGTATTACTATTGTTATTGTTCATTGATGCTGGATATGACGGTACGAAATATATACCTTCTTCCAACACCCTTCCAGTTGTTCCACTTATGAATAAAGTAGGATTAACACTCTCATAAACCTTATATCTACCAAAACCATAATTCAATTCAACTTGACCAGCTGATAAGTTCTCATTCGGTGTCTCAGTTAATTGAAATAAGTTATAACGTCTTGCATATGGTGAGGTGTCAGCCATATTGAACAGTTTCTCAGTTTTGGTTGAATCATCAACAAATTTAAATAAGTATGAAGGTGCTTGTATCTGACTCTTTTCAGTTAGAGTTAATACCAATGTGTTTGTTGTATTCTTATTAACGTATATCATTATTGTTAATCTATATACCTAATTATCATTTATTGCTCCGTTGTAAGTCAAAAAAAAAGCCCACAGAACGGGGCTTTTAATTTAATACTAATATTGATTATCAGATCAAACCAGCGATGATAGCAGGGTTTACTTCATACATCATCTCAGGCTCTTCGGATACGAAGGTAAGAGAGTATTTAGAACCATCAGCCTTAGCGGTACCAGAACCTTCACCTTGTGCGGTCAAGTTAGCACCATTCTCAAGACCTTGCGCCCAGAACAGACCATTCTGATCTTCCATTATAATAAACAGATCGGGTTGACCAGCGGCAATCAGAGCCAAACTATTACGCTTAGCGACTTCTCGTCTTGGTATAACCAAACTTGTGGTTACAGTGTAAAAAGTTGAACCATTCTCTAAAGAGATAGTAGCTTCTTCTACATAGTTAGCAGTATTCTTATTGAATCCATATTCAACCAGACTAGTACCACCAGCCAAAGATATAGAGGTAATAGTACCAGCTGATATAGTTGTACCTGTGATATCACATAGCGATCCAATGTAGAAAGTCTTAATACCACCAAGGTTATTATCGCAGGTCTTTGGAATCGCGGTTAAAGTTGTGCAGCAGCTCATTTTAGTTTTATTTTATTTAATATTTTGTTATTTATCTTTATTAAAAAAGGGGTCGGCTGTTTTGCAGCCAGCCCCTTTCTTTCAATCAATTATTTAAGTTATTATGCGTAGAGAACAACTTCAGCGCCGTAAGCGTAACTTACAGCGAACTTAACACGACCTTTAACACGGATAGTGTCATCACCAGTTACATCACCCTGTGGAAGGATTTTGATATCACCGAAATCAGATACAAGGTCAGTGATCAAGAACAGATTGGTCAATTCAGCAGCAACCATTCTGTTACTAGGAAGACCTTGAGCGAGTACCAATTGAACACCAAGGAACACAGGCTCAGCGTCTTTAACATAGTAAACTTCTGAAGAAGCAGCAGCTACAGCTTGCTTGTAAGCAGCCATAACGTTGGTCGGTACGAAGATACGCAGTTCAGGAGAGAATTTAACTTCTTCTGGGATTGCATCGTACACGCGAGTGATTTGAGCGATTACGTTAGAAGCGGTGATAGTGGTAGCAGTTACATCAACTACAGTACCATCAGCAGTAAGCTCAGCCAACAGACCTTCACACAAAGGAATAGGATAAGTACCACCAGTGTTAGATACATCACCTTGCCATACAAGTTTCTCGAAGTCGGCATCCATTTTCTCAGCAAGTTTGTTAACTACATAAGTCTGGAAGTCAGCAGGGAGGAAGTCAGCAGAGTTAGAACCAGCTCTCATAGCGTTAGCTACGAAAGAAGACTCCAAAGTAGACTGACAGAACTCAAGGTTAATTTTGATAGGACATACGTCTACCAGTTTTTCAGACAAAGTACCTTCACCAGAATTAGAGAAAGTACAAGAATCAGACTGAAGAACGTTACCGAAATCGTGCTTACGGATACGAGCGCGATCTTTCGCGTCAACGATAGCTGTGAACAAAGATTTAGAACCACCTTTGATAAGAGCTGAGTGATATACTTGAGCGCTATCAATCGGGTTGTTTGTTGAACTGTTTACAAGGTCAAATTTAAGATTTTTCATTTTTGAGATTTATTGTTTTGTTATTATTATTTTAATCTATCTATATAACTAATTATTTAGTTTGAAATTTTGTTAGGTATATAGGATAATATTATTTAGGCGATTCTGCGTAACTTAGCTAACAGGTCTAATTGATTTGAGAATTTATCAGCTTTTGCTTCAACAACTTCAGCAGGGGCTGGTAATTCAGAACCTTCAACCATTGCTTTAACTTCAGCAATCATAATCATCAGTTCATCGAATTTAGCATCAACTTCTTCTTTAGTATAAGTCTCAACTGCCATAGCTTCTTCTACAACTTCTTCTTCAGCGATGCCTTCGTTCATTTGTTCTTCAACAACTTCAACTACAGCTTCAGTAACTTCAGCTACTACTTCGGCAGGTGCTACTTCAGCAATAGCGGTTTGAAGTTCAGCTACTTCTTCAGGTGTAAGGTCAGCCAAAGCTAATTTAATGTCATTCAGTTTCATTTTTTCTTCTTTTTTAAAAAATTTGTTATTTATCATTTTATCAAATTCAAGTCCGAACATTCCTTCAACAGAGAATCCGAACTTTGCATTATCTTTTACTTCTGATGTCCAGAAGTTTTCATCTTCAATTTTGACTTCAACCATCCAAGTACCTTTTGGTAAATCAAAACCGTAGTAGTTCGATTTATCGTTAGCTTTGTCTTCAATAATCCAATTCGATTTAACAAAAGCACTATTAACAATACTATCGTGGTCAACATTTATCTTATATTCTTTATTGCTCTTATTGAATTTCTCTACTAATTGTTCGATTACTTCAGCACTAAATACAACATAATATTCACCAAAGTTTGAATCAAACCTATATATTGGTAGATCAGGTATCATTGCGGGACCAACAACTACTTGTTTATCCTTTTGCTTTTTGAATTGGAAATTCATTTGATTGAGATATCTCTCACTCCAACTTAAAGCAGCGTCACCACCCCAAGCATCATACATTAATTTACCACAACCATCGTCATATGATTTAGAAGATTCCAAATCAACTTTATGGCGTGATAGATAACTATACATACGTTTAATAGTATCTTCTGAAATAGGTTCACCTTTAGCCAATTGATTAGCTCTTTGTTTACCTACATCAGTTCCACAGCTTCCCCATCCATTCTCTTCAACATAATTAAGAACTCTTTGTGCAGCTTCTTTTATTCCTTCTGGATAATCTGTTACACTTTGAAATGAATCTTTATTATCCCAATAAGAATAACATATTGCAGCTGCTTGTTCTTGGTCTTTACCTTCATTGATAAGTACTGGTATACATCTCTGTATAAAAGTATCTTTATCTTCACCAGCAGTTGGTTTAACAAATACTTGATGACTTGCAAACGCGAGACCTTTCTCCAGAATAGCTGGTTCATCTACAAGACTGATAAAATCCAAGCCTTGTTCAGAATCTTCATTTAATACAATGCGATATAATGGGAACGTGTTTTCCATATAACTAATTATTTAGTTTTCATATTTGTTAGTAATTCATAAATACGAAATTACTTGCGGTCATTGTATTCTTCTTTAAGTGGAATATCATTCCGTAAGCCATAGCATCTGCGATGTCAGGGCTGTAAGACAATATTTTTTTCATTTCAAGCTTGGATATCAATTGTATTTTATTATCCATTGATTCTCTTGGCTTATGTCTTATGACACTTAATTCATCAATTATATCCTGTTTGTATCTATCCTCATATATCTTTATCTTACCATCTTTGAATAATTCAGACAGTTTGAAATATAGTTCTGTTTTAAGATTGGAATATCCATCATTGAGAATTGTCTTACCTCCGTTATGAATCTCTTTTGCTGAAGGAAAATATTGTTTTAAATATAAGCCGACACCATCAGCGTCATATGATATATTATCGGTTCGTATTGTATAATCATTACACAGATTCTTGATAGTCTGTTCAACAGTTGTTGTATCATTCTTTGGTGTTATATGTATCTTCATTATGTTAAGTCCTTCCCATATAATGTAGACGCATTTATCTGAACTGAATGCTATGTCACAACTTAATCTCATTGTTTTATCTGTATTGTTATTGAATGTGGTATCATATGCATATATAACATCCTCGTATTTAAATAATGATGTTTCATCATCAGCAAATTCCCATTCTCCACCCAAAAGTCTGCGTCTCTCACCGAATGATAAGGTATTCTTAAGATTCTCTATATATTCCTTTGAGAGATATGGATTATCAGATGGTAATGCTTGAATGAACTTTTGATATTGTTTTAATTTATCTTCTTTATATGGTCTGTAATAATCAGTGAATAAGAAGTTCTTAGACGGGTTGCAAGTCATCAGGAGAAAAGGTTTGATATTTAACTTGGCATTCTGCCATCTACCGATACGTGATTGGAATATTTCTTTACCTTTCGCTGGAACTTCACCAGCTTCATCAATAACTCCAAAGGTTAATAGTTGTCCACCTAATCGAGTATATTGTGGGTCTGATGGAAGATAATCCAATTCGATTAATACTATTTCAGATTCATTCCAGAATTTAATAATACCAGCCTGTGAGTTATAACTATAATATTCCCCTGTCACACCCCAATCTTGCATTACTTCCATAATTGAAGTGACTGTAGTTTTCTTCAATGTAGTAATGTTGTTACGAGCTAAACCAATACGAATTCCTTCGTGTTGAAGACATTTCATTACTAATAATGATGCAATAAGATATGATTTTCCAGCTCCTAATGCGCCACCATATACGACTTCAGTAGTTGTACTATCATTGAATAGTTTGAATACTTCGTCTTGCTTTTTGGTGGGGCGAAAATCGATTTTATGTTCCATATTATCTTATCTTATATATCGAGTTGAAGGCGGGAATCGAACCCTTATGCTAAAACGATTTTGCAGATCGCCACCCATCCATTGAGTATCTTCAACTTAGTTTAATCTTCTAATAGATTCTGTTCTGTGTAATCTATATCCAATGGTTGTATATAGTTCAATGTTAAACCTTTATGAGTAACTTCTGATTTGGCTGTGTAATTTCCAGCCATTTTATTCAACATATCCAATAGTTTTATTAAGTTTGCTCTATCTGATTCAATCTTACAGGCTTCAATCTGGTCCAATATCTCACTGATAATATTATCTCTATTAATCTCGTAGTTAACGGTCATAACATTTCTTATCTTCTCAATATAGTCTTTAATCTTTTCATTCTGATTAGCTAACTTCCATCCTGATTGACTAGCTCTGACTTTATCAACGCATTCTGGATATGCGGCTTGATAAGCTTTCCACAGAACTCCACCATTCATTACAAATTCATCAGCAAATATTTTATGCCTGGTATTTTTAATATCTCCGTATTGGGTATCTTTAGTTATTTTCCTTTTTCTGGCCATTATAATATTGTTTTATATATGAGAACATACGCTGTCTACAGCTGCAACAATTTCTTGATTGTTCCTTGTTATTATTTATTGAGTTATGCGTACTCTGTAATATAAGTCTGTCTTTATCAGTCTTGAAATCAGCGCCTGAACTGAAGTTGTTAACGATATATTCTATATTAATTTGTACTTGTGGTTGCATTTTTATAATATGTCTTCATTCTATTATAAACTCTTGAACGACACGACCCACAACTTCTTCCGTGTTCTCTTGAATGAATAAAAATTTGATTATGAATATTAAATAATCTTTCTGTTTGATTGGCAGTGATTTTATCTTTACCTTCAAGTTCTTCAAGCAAAACTCTTAATTCTTCTAAAATGTCCATAGCTATATACTTTTATCTTAATTATGAAAATTTATGATATCGTTTTTATATAGTATGTATAATCCATAAATAATCCTTATGATATATATTACAATTTATTATCTATAAACCACGCGAGTGCGGAAACTATAATAGCGATATAAAAGCTCTGTGACGCGATTAAACTAATCCAGAATGAACTACAGTAGAAACAATATATTAATCGATGTAATGCTCTCTTATAGCTTGAGTATGTGTCGTAATCCTCTTCTTTAAAACCTATGAACCTCTTTAAATACAAAAGTGGCTCCGCATAAACGAAAGCCACTCCTAATCCTAAATAAAATAATATATCAATTAAAATCATCGTATTTATCTCTTAATTTTTGTTTCAAATTCTTTATTAAAAAGTATGAACAGTTTCGGTTTAGTTTGATATGTTTTGCAAGTTTACCAGATGTGTTATAATCACCTGTGATTGCCATTTCAAATAGAATCCTTTCGTGCATTGGAAGTGTATATTTCACAACATTAAGGAAGTCTATTTTATTCTGTGTTTCTCTTTCTCTTTCAATCATATCATCAAATTCTTCTTGATCATAACCTTCAACTTCTTCGTATTCATAATTATCAAAGTAGTCAAGTTTTCCTTTTGGATTCAATTCATTCCAGAATGTGGTATTTCCCCAAGCGACTTGTTTTGACATATGGTTTATGATTATTGATTCGATTTGACCTGATTGTACTTTATCTTGAAGTTTTTCTAGATTATTTGATAAATACATATATGTGGTTGTAATAAGGTTATCTGACTCTTCTTCTTTGTTATGTTTGCGAAGTATATTGGTTGCGACTTCGTGCAGTTTGGTGTAATTACGATTGATGTAATTATCGATTATAGTTTTTGTTTGTGCTGACATTTCTCTTAGTTGTTTTTTTATTGTTAGTTGAATAGTTCTTTAAGTTTATATTTACCTATAGCATCTTTGAAATCGTATTCTATGACATCTGTTGGTACTAAATGATTTGAACTCATTGTTGTTGCTGGTAATAACATTCCAAATGTAACTTTATGTTTGGTGTTGTACATATCGAATATATAACACATTCTATCTTCTGGGTAATATGCAAAATAATATACTGGCATATTCAAATATTTCTTAGTTGATATCAGATTATCGAACTTTGATTTCTCAATAATAGCTGTGTTATATTTCTGTTTTGAGAAGGTTCTTACCTTTGCTTCAGCTATAATTGTATTTGCGCTGAAAAAACATATTCCATCGTGAAAATCAATATTATCTGATGGTTTAAAGTTCAGAATACCTGGTATTGTTGAAAGATACTGTCTTTCAATTTCGCTAGCTTTATCAAATTTTGTTGTCATAATTTATATCCTTATACATATAAATATGGTGAAGTCGTCGTTTTGGTAAAAATAATTGAAAATATTTTTTATCTCGGACAAAATGTCCAAGAAAGTGTCCAAGATACCGCACAAGATACAAAACAAAAAATCCCACCCTCGTTTACGTTGAGAGTGGGAGAGTCCTGTGCCGACAATAAAAGAGATGGACTACTTTTACATAAATTATTCATTATGTTGATATTGTTGACGAAAAAATTCTATTTGGGTTGTGTATGTTTCGTGTAACAGCATATATAATTCTTCTTCATTTATGTGATAATGTTCAGCATATGTTGAGTATATTTGTAACATCTCTATTGTATCTCGATGTAATTGAGCACATTTCTCATAGTTTTCTTTGCCCTCGTAAAATAATATTTTG